ATAAAGGCCGTGCTGTGCAAGGATGTAGAAAGTCTAAGTCATCAAAGGTAACCAAAAAAGAGACGCAGGCCCGGATCTTCGAAACTGAAGTGTCCGTATTTAAAAGGCTCTGCAAAGCGGTGAATACACCGTTCTCTCTTGAGGCCCTGAAGATGGCCGAAGACCGCAACTGGCTAGGTATTGCTAAAGCACCCTTCCCTAACCCGGACTCACCAACCTTCGCCGACGATTACCTAATACAACAGGTAATGCGGAAAAATCCGCGTCTTCCAATCAAGGTCGACCGTGAAGCAAAAGCGAAGGAAAAGTGGTTCGAGGTGGAGGACTGGTGTCGCCAAACAAACGATTTAATCAGAATGAGCACGCGCGATAGCGTCGCTCCCAGTATTTCGGGACCTCTTTGTTCTCTGGCAATAAAACCCAGTGTTCTAAAGAAAATCCGAAGCACCATTGCTGGTGTACTAGGGCCCTTAACTAAGGGCATTCTGGAAGATCTACAAGCTAGAACCAGGTTTGGACCTGGGGCAAGTTTTCACTGCTCCTCAAAAAACCTGACTACAGCTAAAAAGCTAGAGGCTGCAATCGGTCTCACACCTAGTCTAAAGTGCTTTCTCGGCTCGCTTGAGCCGACTGGGTGGTTAGCAACCACTTCAGGTTACCGCATCACTGCTGGTAACAAAGCACGATTCGTTCCCAAAGACGCCCTTGTTGATCGCTTTATTGCGATTGAACCATCACTTAATATGTGTTGGCAACTCGGTATCGGCTCCCTAATCAGAAGCCGGTTAAAGCGCGTCGGTCTTAACCTTTCCAAGCAGGCGGATCTTAACAGACTCCGTGTTCGCTTCGCCCAAATTACCGGGCTTGCGACAATTGATCTCGAATCCGCTAGCGATAGTATCGCACGGCTCGTTATCAAGCTCCTTTTCCCTAGGGACTGGGAGCACCTGCTTTGTTTGTTCAGGTCAGAGGAAACTCTCCTGGACGGTGTATGGCACCGGCTTGAAAAATTCTCAAGCATGGGGAACGGTTTCACGTTTGAGCTCGAAACACTGTTATTTTACGCAGTGTGTAAAGCTTTCGACGAGGATCCGTTCGTATTCGGCGACGACATGATCGTCCGTCAGGATATTGCAACACCGGTTATAAGAACTCTGAACATCCTCGGTTTCAGAGTGAACGAGAAGAAAACCTTTTTGGCAGGTAATTTCTTCGAAAGCTGCGGTAGCGACTACTGGCACGGTCGGAATGTTCGTCCATTCTTTTTCAAAAAGGACAAACACCATGACTATACGTCAGCTGTTATACGGATGGCTAACGCTGTCCGCCGCTACGCTAATCGTCGTAATCTCAACCTCGGCTGTGATAGCCGCTTTCTGCCTGCTTGGCTATACCTTTGTTCTAGGTGTAGCACAGCTAGGCGTACTGGTATCCCCGATGGTTATGGGGATGTAGGTATTGTCCGAGATTTCGACGACGCAGTTCCAAAAAAGCTACGCGATGGCCACTGCGGTTACATGGCGATGACATATACATCTTTACCTGAGACTTCTGATGTTACAGAGAAGTTATCAGGCGTTATGTCGTCGCTAATGCAGTCAGGATCCCATTTTAAGTTTCAAATGGAAAAACATCCTGTTTACGGCTCACCACAAGCCCCCCAATATGGGCAACCCACCCCGCGCATGACCGAGCTATTAAGCGACGGTCAGCGGGAGTGGTACACTCAGGGGAAAAAGGCATCTATCACCGTGCAATCTGTACGAGATAGAGTCGGTGCTGCAAGGCTTAGAGGCATGCCGGTACAACATTGGCATGGACTAGGTCCCTGGTTGTAAGGCCAGGGATTAGTTGCAGAAACCCGTGAGGGCCTGCTGGGGGTGTTTAGACACCACAATTGTGTGAGCAGCCATGCT